CGACGTACCTGCGGGTGCTGGGCGCGGCGGGCTGCCTCGACGCCGGGGGCCCGCTGACCGCCGGGTTCACCGCCACCGCCATGCGCACCGACAAGCTCGCGCTGGGCAAGGTGTGGCAGGAGATCGCCTACCAGATCGGCATCGTGCAGATGATCGCGGAGGACTACCTGTGCGACGTGCGCGGCCAGCAGATCGGCACGGACTTCGACCTGGCCAACGTTACCAAGGCGCACGGCGACTACACCGACGGGTCACTCGGCCAGGAGCTCGAGCGATCCGACGCGCTGGAGGCGTCGGTGGAGGCGTGGCTGAAGTACGCCGTGGACGACCGGCACCCGGACGGGCGGCAGACCGTGGCGTTCACGCCGACCGTCGCCACGGCGCACGCGCTGGCGGCCATCTTCCGCCGCCGGGGCGTGCCGGCCGAGGCGGTGGACGGCACCACCCACCCGGACGACCGGCGGGACCGGCTGGCCCGGGTGGCGAGCGGGGAGACCCGGGTCATCGTCAACTGCGCGGTGCTGACCGAGGGCTGGGACTGCCCGCCGGTGTCGTGCGGGCTGATGCTGCGCCCCACCCAGTCGGCGCCGTTTTTCGTCCAGATGGCCGGGCGGATCCTGCGCAAGTTCACCGGCCTGATCAGCGGCGTGCCGTTCACCAAGGGCGACGCGCTGCTGCTCGACATCGCCGGGAACGACCACAAGCTGGCCACGCTGGCCACGCTGGCCGGGCTGAAGGAGCGGCCCAAGCCCGGCCAGACGCTGCTGGACGCCGCCGACGAGGAGGAGGGCCGGGAGCGGGGCCGGCTGGCGATCGGCGCGGCCCGCACCCAGCAGGTCGAGCTGCTGCGGCGCGGCGACCTGCACTGGATCGACGTGGAGGGCTGCTGGGTGCTGCCCGCCGGGGCGCACGCCCTGATCCTGGTCCCGGCCGCCCAGCCGGGCGAGGACTCCTGGGCGGTGTGGCGCACCGAGCGGAACCGGCCGCCGCGGCGCGAGTCGCACGCCGCGTTCACCCTGGACTGGGCGCAGGGCGTCGGCGAGGAGGTGGCTCGGGCGCACGGGGGCGTGCTGTCGCAGAAGTCGGCGGCGTGGCGGGCCGAGGGGGCCACCAAGCCGCAGCGGGACCGCCTCCGCGCGCTCAGCATCGAGTGGAAGCCCGGCCAGGGCCGGCTGACCCGGGGCGCCGCGTCGGACCTGATCACCGCCAACGACCAGGCCCGGGTGATCCGGTACCTGCGGAACCGGGAGGCCCGGTGACCGAGTTTGACCGGGTGCTGCCGCACGACGCGGAGGCGGAGCAGGCCGCGCTGGGCGGCATGATGCTGTCCCGGGACGCCATCACGGACGTGACCGAGATGCTGGGACGCGGCCCGTGGGAGGGCCCGCACCCGTTCTACCGGCCCGCCCACCAGGTCATCTACGAGGCCATCCTCGACCTGGACGGGGCCGGCGAGCCCGCCGACGCGATCTCGCTGGCGGCCCACCTGCGCCGGGCCGGGACGCTGGGCAAGGTCGGCGGCGGCCCCTACCTGCACGCGGTGCTGGAGGCCGTGCCGACGGCAGCGAACGCCGGCTACTACGCGCGCATCATCCGGCGCAAGGCGGTCGCCCGGGGCATGGTCGAGACCGCGATGCAGCTGGAGCAGGCCGGCTGGTCCGACGTGACCGACGACGGCGACCTGGCCGGGCAGGTCGAGCAGGGGTACCGGGTGCTGGACACCGCGTCCGGGCTGGCCGCCCAGCTCCGCGCCCGGCCGGTGGCCGAGCTGCTGCCCGCCACGCTGGACCGGGTGGAGCAGGGCCGGGCCCGGGGCCTCGGCACCGGCTGGTCCGACCTGGACCGGCTGACCGGCGGCTGGGGGCCCGGCCAGCTCATCACTGTCGGCTCCCGGCCCGCCATCGGCAAGACCACCATCCTGCTCAACACCGCCACCTCGGCGGCGCTGGACGGTGTGCCGGTGCTGCTGGTCTCGCTGGAGGAATCCCGGCACGAGGTGCTGAACCGGATCATGGCGGCCCAGGCCAGCGTGACGCTGACCCGGCTGCGCGACGGCACCAAGGACGACGCGGACTGGGACAAGCTGGCCAAGGCCGCGACCCGGGTGAACGACGCGCCGCTGCACATCACCGACGACGGCCACTTCAAGGTGCCGGACATCCAGGCCGAGCTGCGCTCCGCGCAGCGGGACCGGCGCCGCGACCCGTACGGGCTGGTCGTGGTGGACTACGCCCAGCTGATGGCCGCCGGCGGCCGGGCCGAATCCCGCCAGGTCGATGTCAGTGACCTGTTCCGCGAGCTGAAGCTGACCGCGCGGAAGTTCGACGTGCCGATACTGGTCGGCTCCCAGCTCAACCGCGGGCCAGAGCAGCGCTCCAACCACCGGCCGCTGCTGGCCGACTTGCGCGACTCCGGCGCGGTCGAGCAGGACTCGGACATGGTGATCCTGCTGTACCGCGAAGACGCCTACGACGAGGACACGCACACCGACGTGATCGAGCTGCACGTGGCCAAGAACCGGCTGGGCGAGACCGGCACGGTGGAGCTGCTGTTCCGGGGCATGTACGCCTCGGCGCGGGGCCTGTACCAGGTGGACATGCCGTGAGCTGGCGCCGGGACGCGGAGATGCTGCTGGCGCTGCGCGCGGCCACCGCCCAGATCCGCGCCGCGTTCACCGCCGACCGGGCCTGGTGGGCCCGCAACGACCCGGTGGCGTACGTGTGGCTGTGCCGGGCCGAGCGGCGCGGCGCGCGGGTGCCCTGGTCTGAACCGCCTTGCCACCCTGCCCGTATATGATAATAATGAGGTGTGCCGCCCGGCTGGCCTGGGGCGGCCTGACTGAAGGAGACCCGTCATGACACAACCCGTCACCGAACGCCTGCGTGAGGGCGAGTGCCCCCGGTGCGGGCGGCCCACTGACGCCCCCGGCCCGTGCACCGCGTGCCTGGCCCCCGGCGGCGCGGAGGCGCCCGTCCCCGCGCCGGGCCCGGCCCGGGTGGGCCTAGTCCAGGCCGCCGACCTGCTGGCAGCTGAGCGTAGCCACGCTGCCTACGCCCACGGCCTGCCGGTGCGCCTGGTCAACATCGCCACCTGGGATGAACCGTTCGACCCGGAGCTGGTCTTGTCCGGGCGGCGGCTGGTCGCCAACGCGCAACGGCCGCTGGCCGGCGATCCGACCTGGACGGGGGAGTTCCGGCACGGCAGCCTGTACGCCGCCGCCCCGGAGGTGCCCGACGCCCTGTTCGGCGGCTGGCGGCGCGACGACGGCCACCTGATCGCGTTCACCGACGACCAGCAGATCGCCCTCGCGTGCTTCGCGTACGCGCGGAAGGAGTACGGCTTCACTTACGAGGCGCTGGCCGAGGAAGGCATCACCGTCGCGGACATCGCCTACGGCAAGCGGTGGCCGCTGGTCCGGGACGACAACCGCGAGCCGGGCCGGTTCGGCCCGGACGGCACCTGGATACCGCAAGGCGTCGGGTCGTGACCGCGCCGCTGACCGACCGGGACATGCTGGCCCGGACGCTGATGATGATCGACAGCGGCAACTGCTGTGACGCCTTCGAGTCGATGGGCGTCTACATGAAGACCATGTGCCCCGGCCCGAGGCGTCGGCCCGTTCACATGATGTCGTGCGCGCAGGCGACGGCGGCGTGGGAGCTGCGCCGGTACCTGGAGCGGCGCGGCGGCTGGTGCCCCGAGCACGGAGTGGACCTGCACCGCTGCCACCCGGCCGCCGAGCGGCCGGACCCGGGCAGCGTCGTGCCCACGCACCCGTCCCACCCCCGGCTGTGCTACTGCGCGCCGGTAGTGCGCAACCAGCGCGGCACCCTCCAGGCGGTGGCGTGATGCGCGACTACTCCCGGTATTACCTGAGCTGGCGCTTCGCCGGCCAGTGGGCGCGGTTCGCGGCCGGCCTGGGCCTGATCATCTGGATGACCGTGGCGCACGTCAGCCCGCCGCTGTGGGCGTTCGCCACCGTGCTGGGCCTGTGGGTCGGCCGGTCGTTCATTTCCCGCCGGTACGAGCTGCGGTGGCTGTCCGAACGGCTCAAGCCCCCGCCCGCGCCCGAGGCGCCGCCGGCGCGCAAGACCTTGCGCGCCCACGTGGTCCACATCAACGGCAGGCCCGGGGGTGAGCCGTGACGACGGCGGAAGGGCGCCTCAAGGGCAACCAGAGCCGGCAGACCTGCAACCGGGCCGACCTGGTGTGGCAGCTCTGGTACGGCTACTCACCCGAGGACGCCGCCGCCCGGGTCGGCATATCGTCGCGCACCCTGCAACGCCACATCAACGCGCTGCTGGAGTCCACCCCGGACCCGGACGACTGGATCACCGCCGAGGTGATCGGCCGGCTCCGGCACCGCGCCGACCACCCCGGCGAACGGTGGGAGAACACCGTCCCGGTCTCCCGGCCGCGCAACGGCCGGGAATTCCACGACTACGCCCGCAACGCACCACCCTGGACTGGAGAGACCCCGCCATGACCGACCACGACCACGACGACCTGCCCCGGCCCGCGCCGCCGCCGCCGTTTGAGCCGCCCGCCCTGCTGGACGACGACACCTTCCGCGCCACCCCCACCTACGCCGCGCTGTGCGGCCAGTTCGGCCAGGACCCGGACACCCCGTGGGGGCTGATGAAGTTCGACAGCCTCACCGCGGCCGCCGAATTCCTGTGCCTGTACCACCGGGCCAAGGCCGACCTGGCACCCTGGACGGCAAGCCAGGTCGCCGCCTACTACGAGATGCTGACCCTGGCCCACGAACCCGACCGGGGCGGCCTGGTCTGGGCCGACCGGCACGGCCACGTGCTGGTCGTGATCGACCCGCGCGGCCGGTGGTGGCTGGGCACGTTCACCCCGGCCGACCCCGCGACGATGGCCACCGCGATGACCCGCGCCCACATCAACGACACCCCCCTGTCCTGACCGAGGGAGACCCCCAGCATGACCATCACGTTCACCAACGGCCGGACCGTCGCGCTGCGCTGGTGGCACGCCGCCGTGGCTGCCGCTGTCATCGCCGGCCTGGCCGTCCTGGCGGCCTGCTCCGGCCAGCTCAACGACCTCGGCGGCATCCAGCAGGCCAGCCCGGACTACGCGCTGACCTACCTGAACGTGTCCGACTTCCCCAACGTCACGCTGATCTGCATTCGCGGGGTCGGGTTCGCCACTACCACCCGCACCGGCGTCGATCTCGTCATGGTGCCGCAGTGGGGCTCGTTCTGTGCGACCAAGCAGACCACCAGTCCGCGTCCCGCGCCCACGTCCACCGCGACCGGCTCATGACCGCCCGGGGGCGGCCAGAATGTCGGCGGGCCCGCTTACGGTGACAGATGACGGGGGGTACCGGGCCCGCGCCCCCGTGGGGTACTATGATTATTAGCGCCGCCCGCTGGCGGCAGGACTGAAAGGAAGACCGCCCATGTCACACTATTTCGAGACTGGTTTCTGCGTCCGCAAGCCGTCCTGGCACGGCCTGGAGGACCTGAAGCAGGAATACCCCGAGAGCTGGGAGCAGGCCCGCGAATGGGCCGGCCTGACCTGGGACCCGATCGCGGACCCGATCTACGCGCGGCACACCACCGACGAGGAGATGCTGACCGGCATCGGCAACCTGCTGGGCAACAACGCGCAGGCCAGCCAGGAGCAGATGGCCGCCGTGATGCTGGACTACTTCAAGGCCAGCCTTCAGGAGATGCCCGAACACCAGCGCATCTACCGGTCTGACGACTTCGGCCACACCCTCGGCACCACCAGCCGCAAGTACGAGCCCATCACCCACGGCGACTTCGGCAAGATCATGGAGGCCGTGCTAGAGCTGCCCGAGGTCAAGTACGAGACGGCGGGCAGCGTGGAGGGCGGCAAGTGCACCTGGGCGCTGGCCTACCTGGACGAGCCGGTGCAGTTCGCCGCGAAGGGCCGCAAGGACGCCTCGCTGACGCTGCCGTACGTGGCGCTGACCGCCCGGCACGACGGCATGGGCGGGGTCCGTCTCCAGCCCACCTCCGTCCGCGTGGTCTGCGCCAACACGTTCCGCATGGCGGAGCTGGAGGCCGACCAGCACGGCGCGGTGTTCACGTTCGTGCACCGGGCCAGCTGGGCAGAGCGGATCGACGAGGCCCGCGACGCGATCAGGGGCGCCCGCGCCGACTTCAAGGCGTACCAGGAGTGGGCCGAGGAAATGCTCGGCATCAAGATCACCGCCAAGCAGCAGGAGACGTTCGTCCAGGCGTTCATCCCGATGGAGCCGGGCATCACCGACAAGGCCGCCGCGAACGTGGAGAAGGCACGCGCGGCGGTGCGCGGCATCCTGGAGGGCAAGACCTCCGTGGGCGTCGAGGGCACCGGGTACGCGCTGGTGCAGGGCGCCGGGGAGTTCCTGGACCACTACCGGATGACCCGGGGCAAGGCCGGCACCATGGAGCGGCAGCAGGCAATCTTCCGCCGCCAGATCCTGGAGCCGAGCAAGGCCAAGCTCAAGGCCGTCAGCATCGTCCGCGACATCGCCGGGCTGCCCGTCTGACCCGTGCCCGGAGCCGCCCGGCCCGCCCCCGCCTCGATAGGGGACGGCCGGGCACCGGGCTATCTCCCACCCGACCGAGCAGAAAGGAGGCGGGGCGGATGCCGACTACCACACGCACCCGGCACCGCCGGATCGCTGACTGGCTGTACGCCGCCGACGTGGCCCGCCTGGCCGGGGTGACCGTGCAGACCATCTGGCGGTACAACTCGGTGGCCGAGGCGAACCGGGAAGCGGGCACGCCCGGCCCGCGCGACCTGCCCAAGGCGTTCCGCGAGCCGAACCCGCGCGGCGGCCGGCCCCGGCTGAAGTGGCGCGGCCGGGACATCGAGGCGTGGCTGGAGGTGCGGCAGGGCCCCGGCAAGCCCCCGGCAGACGGGTCCAGGCCCGCCCCGGCCGGGTCCAAGCTCGGCCGCGCCCCGCGCAAGCCAGGACCCAAACCCCGCACCACCGCCCGCACCTGACCCGAACCTGAAACCCTGACTGAAGGAGACCCCCCCCATGACCGACGAGACTTTCCCGCCGCCCGGCGGCTGGCAGGGCGCATCCGGCCCGATGACCGAGATACCGCTGGCCCGCGCGCAGGAGCTGCGCGACACCGTGACGGCGCTGCGCGCCGAGCTGGCCGCCGCCCCGGTGCTGATCGCCGCCGAGATCAACCGGCTGGCCCGCGCCAGCGACGGCACCTGGCTGTCCGGCGGCGACTTCATCGCCAAGCTGGGCCCGTGGCTGGAAGCACGCGGCGCCGACCCGCGCGAGCCCGACGAGCGGACAGACTGCCATGAGGATTGCACCTGGCCGGCCGGCCCGCACACGGACTGGTGCATCACCGACCCCGGCGGGGAAGCGCCGGTGCTGCGTGAACGGCAGGTGAACCTGGCCGCGTTCCACGTGGACCATGACGGCGACCCTACGGCCGACCCGGGCCGGGCCCGGATCATCGTGCATGGCGACTGCGGCCGGACCGTGTGCCCGCTCGACCTGGGCAGCGACGTGTCCGAGCTGCTGGACGTGGTCGTGGCGCACGGTCTGGACTGCCCCGGGCAGGGCGCGGTGACGGTCAGCCCGGACGGCGACGGCGGCCTGATCATCGACACCGGCCAGGTAGTGATGGCCGCGCCGGTCAACCGCGCCGCTCAGCCGCCGGGCGGGGGCCCGTTCCTGCCCGGCGACGTGCAGCCGCCCCGCTCGTGGGTGCTGCGGGAGCGGGCCGGGTGGACCGCCGCCTACGCGCTGACCGTCCAGGTCCAGCTCACCGGCGGGCACCCCGGCCTGGTGTTCCACGGCATCCCCGGCGGCCTCGCCTGCGACGTGGCGATCGAGCTGGACGGCGGAACGTACCTGACCACGCTGGTCAACCCCGGCGCTGGCTACATGAAGTCACCCACCGGGTTCGGCGTGGGCGGGCTCGGGTCCGGGTGCGCCGCGCTGGCGCACGCGCTGATCGTGGCGGCGCTGGGCCGGTGGGCCGTCTGCACGGACTGCGCAGGCACCGGCAAGACCACCGTCCTAGTTGACGGCGAAGACCGGCCCTGGCAGGAAGGTGATGACCCCGAGGCCGTGGTGACGTGCTTCGACTGCGACGGGTGGGGGATCGCCGTCAGCCCCCGCGTGTACCAGCGGTTCAAAGAGCAGGTCATCAGCCCGATCGACGCCGGCACCGAGTGGCGGATCAGTCGGGCCCGCATCCTGACCTGGCTGGCAGACCAGGACGCCGACCCAGACCTGGCCGCCGCCGCCGTGGCCGCCGCGATCCACTACGAGGGCCAGCGCGGGGAGGTGCAGTGACGGGCAACCACTATGCCGGGCCGGGTGAGGAACCCCGCTACGACCACCCGACATCCGAATGCACCCCGGACGGGTGCGGCCGGCTACCCAGCGGGCACCTGGCTGAGGGCATCATCACCGACCTGATAGGACGCGAAGCCCCGGTGCGCGCCACCTCCCGCCACTCCGGCGCCACCTGGACCGGGCGGGTCGTCGGCTACTGCGACGGCCCGGCGGTCACGCTCGACACCAGCACCGGGAAGGTCATGCTCAAGCTGAGCGAGGTGACCCTCCGGGAGACCAGCTACGACGAGGCGATGTACGTGGACCGCAATGTGCTGCACGCCGGCCTCGCCGCGATCCTCGAGAAACACACCAGCGCGGACCCGGGCGCGGTGGCCGGCGCGGTGGTGGCGTGGCTGCGGGAACGGCTCGCGCCATGACCCGGCCCAAGCCCGCGCGGCAGCGGACCTCCAAGCCGGCCGAACGCACGGCGGCCGAGGGCAGCCTGCGCCGCCGCTGGGATCACTACATCACCCACCTGGACGACGCCCGGTTCGGCTACCTGACCGCCCACTGGGATGACGTGCGGCTCGTGCTGGACCAGGTGCTGACGGCGGGCACCCCGGCCGAGCTGCCGCCCGAGCTGCGGGAGCTGACCCGGTGAGCCGTGCCAGGCCGCCGGACGGCGTGTGGGCCGTGACCTGCCAGCGGTGCGGCCTGCCGGCGTGGAAGACCCGGCTCAACCCTGACGCGATGCGCAAGGCGGGGTACAGCAACAACACCGTCCTGCTGGCCCCGCGTCGGTCAGAGCGGGGCAACCTGACGGTCAACCGGGCCGGCCTGGCCGTGTTCACCGGCCGGTTCCCCGGCACGCTGGAGCGGCATCGCTGCCCCGCTGCGGTGGCCCGGTGCAAATACTGCGCCGAGCCGGTGCGGATCCTGGCCCAGCCGCCCGGCGCCGAAGAGGTGCTGGCCGTGGTCGATGCCGACCCGGACCCGGCCGGGATGGTGGCCGTCAACCCGGCCGGCTACGCCGTGCGCGACCCCGGCCGGGCCGTGCCCGGCGCCCGGTACCGGTGGCACACCCTGCACGAGGCGGGCGCCCGGTGACCGCCCGGCCGGCGTCCCGGTGGATCGGCAACCGGGACCTGTTCACCGACCTGGTGGCGAAGACCGCCGCCGAGCTGGGCATGTACGTCAAGGAGCCCGACCCGGACGAGGGCGTGTACGACCACACCGGCGCCGAGATCATCTCGGCTACCGGCGACGGCACCGGCTACCGGCTGTCCTCGCCGTGCTGGGAGCATTCCGGGCGGGAGGTGGGCCGCACGTCCATCCACCCGATCTGGCCCGCCACCCACTACTACTACGCGCCCGGTGACCAGCCGTCCTGCTCGTGCGACTGCGACCGCGGCCCGCACGCGATCGCCGCCGACATCGCCCGCAAGCTGGCCCCGGTGTACCGGGCGACGCTGGCCAAGATCGCCGTGTTTGACGCCACGGTGGCGGCCGAGCAGGCGGCGCGGGACGCGCTGACCGCCCAGATCAGCGACCTGGTGGGTGGGCGGTACCACGCCGCCGGGCACGCGCAAAGCTGGCATTCGACCAGCCTGCAACTGCACGGGCCGGGCTACGCCGGGATCACCGTGGAGTTCGACGGCGACGGCACGGAGATGCGGATCGGCGGGTCGTACGGGATGCGCGTCCCGGCCGACGTCGGGCTGGAAGTGCTGGAGGTGTGGGCCGGGTGGGCGGTGCCCGCACAGGCGGCCGAGGATGACGAGCGTGAAGCCGAGCGGGTCGAGGCGCTGGAGGCCCGCGCCACCCGCCCGGGGCGGCCCGACCCGGCCCGGCCGGTGAGCGCCGGGCACCCGCTGGACGCCGCCGGCCTGGGCCTGGACGGGCCCGCAGCCCGCGCGGTGGAGACCGTGCGCGCCCGGCTGTTCCGGCAGGAATGAGACCGAAGTGATACAACAACACCGACTGAAGGAGACCAGCCCATGACCGACACCGCAACAACCCAGACCGACGAGCCGATCACGCTGGAGTGGTTCGACCCGGCCGACATCGCCACCGACGCGAACATGCGGCTCCGGCCCAACTACGACCGGCTGGTGGAGTCAATCAAGGTCGTCGGGGCCAACCTGGAGCCCGTCACCCTGCTCCGCGCCATGCCCGGCCGGCACTGGCGACCGTGCGAATACCACGCCGCGACAGGCCCGGCTGACGAACCCGCCGCCCCGGCCGACATGACCGAGTGCCCGGACTGCCGTGAGCTGCCCTACGTCGCGCTGTACGGCAACCAGCGCGTCCTGGCCTGCGCCGCCGCCAAGACCCGGGTGCGCGGCTACGTCGCCGGGAACGAGGGCGACTCCAAGGACGACGTGCGGGGCCGGCTGATCGGCCAGTACCACGAGAACCACATGCGCGCCGACCCGACCGCCGCCGAGGACGCCCTGGTGGTGGCGGCGCTGTTTGAGACCGGCCTGACCGAGGCGGGCATCAGCCGCAAGCTGCGGATGGCCAAGCCGCACGTCCGCGCCGCCCGCGCCGCCGCCGCCAGCGAGCTCGCGGTCAGCGTGGCGATGGCGTACCCGCTGGACCTGATGCAGACCGCGCAGGTCGCGGAGTTCGCCGCCAACGGCGACGAGGACGCCGTGGTGGCGCTGTGCGCGGTCGCGGATCAGGACCCGGCCCAGTTCGACCACACCGCCGCCCGGCTGCTGGAGTCCGCCCCGGAGCGGGCCCAGCGCCGCGCCCTGATCGCCGCCCTGGAGGCGGCCGGCGTCAAGGTGGTGGACGCGCAGTGGTCCAACGAGGTGGACGGGCTGCGCGACGAGGCGGGGGAGAAGCTGACCGCCGAGGGCCACGCCGGCTGCCCGGGGCACGCCGCGTTCGTCCACTCCACCCAGCGGCACGACGCCGCGACCAGCCGGTGGGTCAGCGAGTGGGCGGCGGTGTACGTGTGCACCGACCCGGAGGCCAACGGGCACCGCAAGCACCCGGCGCTGACCGGCGCCCACACCCGCACCGACGACGCGCAGGCCGAGCGGCAGCGGCTGGTCGAGCTGGCTGAAGGGCGGCGGGTCCGCGAGGGCAACAAGGAGTGGCGGGCGGCCCGCACCGTCCGCACCGGCCACCTGGTCACCCTCGCGGCCCGGCCCGCGTCCAAGCTCACCAAGGCCGACCTGGACCTGTTCGGGGACTTCATTGACGACTACCTGGCCGGCGGCGGGTACGAGCTGCGGCAGGCGATGGAACGCGGCCACCCGTTCGGCTGCGAGATCCTCGGCCTGATCCCGGCCAAGGGCGAAAATGAGCACACCGGCGCGGCTGACCGGCGCGAGGCGCTGGCCGCGCTGCGGGCCAAGGCGTCCAAGCAGCGCCGCCGCCAGATCAGCGTGGTGCTGCTGTGCGCCGCGATCGAGAAGCAGATGGATCAGGACACGTGGCGGGACTGCACCAGCAGCAACGCCTTCTGGCGGCAGCGTTCCCAGGCCGACCAGTACCTGGCGTTCCTGGAGGCTACCGGGCACGCGATGGCGCCGGTGGAGCGGTGGGTGGCTCAGGCTAACCAGGCGGAGGCGGGCGCCCGGTACACCCCGCTCGCGTGCGCGGCCGACCCGGAGCCGCCGCTTTCCGCCGTGGCTGACGGGACGGGTGGGGACGGCCCGGAGGCCGCCTCGGATGATCTCGGTGACGCCGACCCGGCGAACTACGCGGACCCGGACGTGGCCTCATGACCAGGACCAACCCGGCCGACCGGCGCCGCTGGCTGGTCAAGATGCTCCAGTGCGCCTACGAGGACGAGGCGACGCCGGGCCTGCCGTGGCACGCCCTGGTCCCGGTGGCCGTCTCCTACGGCGGCCGGGCCGTGGACCGGCCCGGCCCGGCCGAATTCGAGGCGGTCAGGGACCTGACCGTGGGCGAGCTGTACGGCGCCCCGGCCGAGCCGGGCCCGCAGTGGCGGGGGAGCCCGTGGGTGGACGAGCTGCTCCGGTACCGGTACGTCAACGTCAAGCTGGGCGACATGCTGGCCGAATGGGAGGCCGACGCCAAGGCGCTGGCCGGCAACGCCTCCGGCCGGGAGACCGCCGAAGGGCAGGCGGCCGGGCGGGAGCTGGCCCGCGCCGCCGAGGAGCTGCGCGGCACGCTGGGCGCGGCGCTCCCGCCGGGCGCGCCCAAGCCGGCGCCCTGGATCAGGCCCGGCGCGTGGGACTGGATCAACTGGCACCTGGCCGAGCTGGGCCGGCTGCTGCGCGAACACGGGAAGGCATCATGACCCGGCGGATCGTGGACCCGGGCGAGCTGCCCGAGGTCCGCGACCTGCTGGCCCGCCTCGCGGAGGTGGACCGGGTGATCACGCCCGAGCACGTCTCGCGGCGGTTCGGGGAGCTAATCACCGACCTGGACGCTGAGGGGCCGCCGGCGAACCCGGCGCCGCTGTGGGTCGAGGCGCACCTGCTGTTCTGGCCGTGGCCCGGCCCCGCCGTCCAGGTCACCACGCCGGACGGGATCACCGTCGAGTTCCGGCCCGGCTCCCCGTACTGGCCGCGCAACGCCACGGTGACCGGCCGGGGCATCGACATCAAGGGGCTGCGGCTGGACCTGGACGCGGACATCACGCCCGGCGGCGAGCCGGCGAGGATCTTCCGCCCGTGGAAGACCGGCGTGGCCGGGATCGACGGCGCGGCTGACGTGCCGGAGCGGTACGTCACCGCCGCGTGGGCGCTGTGCAAACGGCGCGCCCGGGAGGCCCGGGAGGCGCTGGGCGTGGTCACCGGCCAGCGCAAGCCGCCGTGACCAAGGACCGGGGGGTGGTGATCCGGGCGGCCTGGCAGGGCGAGGTGAGCCCGGGGTGGCAGGTGCCGCCGAACCCGTACGTGTACGCGGGCGACCCGCCGGGCGGCGTGACCCTGCGCGCCAAGGGCAGGCCGCCGGTGCCGTGCGACGTGACCCGGTGGCCGGCGGGTGACCGGGCCGGGCTGTGGGCGTGGCGGGCGACCCCGCGCGGCGGCGCGCCCGTCCCGCCCGGCGCGGTGCTGGCCGCCGCCTACGCCCCGGCCGCGACGGTGATCAGTGCGGAGGGAGCGGAGCCGCTGGTAACCCCCGGTCGGCACGCCGACCCGGCCGACGCCGACGAGCCCGCCCGGCCATCAGGAACCGGGCCCGCCGACCCCGGCCAGCGCAAGCCCGGCCCCAAGCCAGGCGTCCGGCAGGGCCCGCGCACCAGGCCGCGCAAGCGCCGGGCCGCGAGCGGACCTGAGCTGCCCGCGAGCGAAGCAGCGGGCGAAGCTGAGGTGGGCCCGGCCCGGCCCGACCCCGGCCACCCGCTCACCCCCGCCAGCCGCGCGCCGGAGCCCGTGCGCAAGCCCGGCGGCCAGCCCGCCAACACCGCCGACCCCGGCTGGTGCCCCGACCCGCCCAAAGGGTGCGGCTACCACCGCAACGCCCTCGGCCACCGGATCACCTGCGAAGGGTACGAGCCGTGACCGGCCGGATCATCGCCGGCGGCGCCCCCGCCCGGGTCATCGCCGCCCTGGAGGGCCGCGACCGGCCCGCCACCGTCGAGCAGCTCGGCGCCGCCGCCGGGGTGTCCGGCCCGACCGTGCGCCGCACCCTGGCCGAGCTCGACGCGGCCGGGCTGCTTGAGGTGACCGGGTCCTGGCCGCGCGCCTACGCGCTGAAAGGGGGGACGGGTGATGGCTGACCGCAACGCGGAGGTGCAGCGGATCACGCTGCTGGTGCTGGCCGCGATCGAGGACACGAACCTGGCCGAGCAGCGCCGCCGCGCGGTGGGCGACCGGGTGGAGCGGGCGCTGCGCAACCCCGACATAGCCAGCGCGGTCCAGCACATCCTGAACTGCATCGACGCCTCCCGGGGCGCCGACCGGTCCAACGTGGTCCAGATGGCCGGGAGGCGGCGGTGAACGGGCCGTGAGCCGGGGCAACGAGGTGGGCGACTGGCAGGCGCTGAAGATGCGGTTGTGCCGGGTGAAGTGCCGGACCTGCATCTACCGGCGCGGCAACAAGATGCACCTTGACCCCGGCCGCGCCGAGACCATGGCCCGCGAGGCGCTGGCCCTGCACAGCTACGTGGTGTGCCACGCCACGCTGCGCGAGACGGCGCCGGCCGGGGTGGACCCGGCCATCTGCCGGGGGTTCTATGACCTGTACCGGCACGAGGCGGTCGCGCTGGTGCTGATCGCCGTGATGTTCGGGTTCATCGAGGTGGACCCGCCGAAGGAGGATGACTATGGCTGAGGCGAGAGACGCCCACGCGGCTGAGCAGACCGAGGCGGCGCGGGAGGAGGCGGTGATGCGGTCGGTGACGGGGATGGGCCGGGTGGCCGCGTTGACTAGCGGCGGGCTGGGCGTGGTCGCCGTCCGCGACGCCAGCGCGGCCATGCGCCGGTCGGACACGATCATCAGGGACCGGTTCACCGCCGCGCTGGAGGCCGGGATGCGGTACTGCCCGCACGCCGGCGCGGTGCTGGTGCTGTGGTGGTCCCCGGTGCCGGGCGCCCCGGTGACCTGCAAGGAATGCACCGCCGCCTGGCTGGCCGCGCACGTCGTGGGCACGGCCGAGGACGACACGTGCGACGTGTGCCGCCGGCCGATGGGCGGCCGGGACTACCAGGAGCGGCACCTGATGTTCTCCGACGACCCGCCGCCCGGCTACGGCAAGCCGATCCCGACGCTGACCGTGCCCTACGCGGTCTGCACCTCGTGCCTGGCGGCGGAACGGAGCTACCCGTGAGCTGGGACCAGGTGCCCCGGGTGTACCGGCGCCGCCTGTGGCTGCTCCGCAACCAGGCCGCGCTCGCCGCCGCGGCCGGCGTGCTGCTGGTGCTGGCGCTCGCGCTGGCCATGGCGGTCACCCACCCGGGCGGCACCTGCCGCGCGGTGCCGGCGGCCGGGCCCGGCAAGGCCCACTACACGCTGGAGTGCCAGCCGTGACCGACCAGACCCTGTTCGACCTGCCCGCCGGGATACCCGAGGTGCCGCGCGGGCCGCTGACCCGGGACGAGGCCGCCCGGCTGTACGCCTCGGGCCTGACCGCGTGCCAGATCCGCGAGCTGTACCCGCGCATGACGGTGCCCGGCGTGGAGGCGCGGATCCGGCTGGGCGGCCGGGCCGGCCTGCTGTGGTGCCCGCTGTGCCGCCGTCTCGAGGAAATCACCGGCGACGGGCCGGCCCGGTGACGATGGCGCACCGCTGGCAGGACTGCACGCCGGTCCTGCTCCCGTTCGACGGGCCCGGCGGCGTGTCGGTGACCGGGGAGCAGCTGGACATGGCGTGGTCGCTGGTGCCCGACCGGGACCGGCGCCTGTTCCACGAGTTCTGCTGCGAGAACCGGCACGATGACGTGACCGAGGCGGCGATGGACCGGATCGTGGCGCTGGTGGAGCTCCTGCACCCTTAACTAACCCAGCCCGAAACAAGCCGAGCGGGCCGGAGGCGGCTTTCCCCGGCCCCGGGCGGGTATTGGGGTGGGCCGGCCCGCACAGGCCCGGAGGATTGCTCTGAGGCGTTTCAGGCAGCCTCGGGGCGGCGGGCGGCCCGGTAGTGGGCGCGGCCGGTGGACTCGCACCAGTAGCCGTGCGCGTCCAGCTTGAACATCAGCGTCCCGTTGCGCCGGGTCGCGGCGGCCGGGTCCAGGCAGATGTCGGGCCAGCGCTGGTGCGCGGTGAACGCGGATTCGCTGGTGAAGGTGCGGTGGCAGCGGACGCAGTGCGCGGTGGCCAGACCGGTGAACCGGCATTCACACACGCTCCCGAGGTTACCGTCAGCAGGCGGGCAGCCGGGCCGCGCGGTCAGCCGGGGTGGCGCCGCAGCCTGGGAAGCTGACCCGGACCCAGTAGTAGCCGCCAAGCCCCGGGACGTGCACGCACTCGTACAGCAGCTTGCCGAACCACCGGTAATCGCCGTATTGCAGGGAGGTGCACGGGCCGAAGATGGACCCGGTGGCCGCCGTGGCGGCGGGCGCGGCGGCGCGGGCGGTCAGGGCGGTGCCGCCCAGCAGGACGGCGACGGCCAGCAGCAGGCCGGGGATGACACGGCAGCGGATCAGTGACATGACGGTCACGCCGCGGTCGTCTTGGCGAGCCGGTCCAGGAACCCGGCGGTGACCCGCTCGCGGGCCAGGCCCATCCGGCGCCCGTCCCGCTCCAGCACCGCCGAGCAGCGCATGGCCGGGTCGGCGGGCCACGCCAGGCAGACCGCGGGGCTGGTCCGGGTCGCGTCGAGCACGTCGCCGGCCGGTGCGCCGGCCTCCAGCGCGGCCAGCTCGGCCGGGGTGATCTTCTCCGCGACCAGGACCAGGGCCGTCTCGGCTACCACGGTGGTGCCGGCCATCATCAGGCCGCGCCGCTCCCAGCAGGTCAGCCCCTCGGCGGCGGGCAGGCCAAGGTCGGCGGCCTCGCCGGCGGTGACAACCCGGCCCCGCATCGGCCCGTACGGGTCGATCCGGGGCGGGCCGGCGCCCAGGTGCCGGGTCAGCTCGGCCACGATCCGGGTGAATGGCACGTCGGTGGCCAGCAGCAGCCCGCCGATCAGCCGGGCGGCGGATTCGCCGGTGGCGCCGGGGCCGAGCGCGGCGGTCAGCCCGTGGATGGGCCGCTCGGCGAAGAGCTGCCGGATGCTCGACGCGACGGCGGTGTCGGGCAGGCCGGGCCGGTCGAGCAGGCGGGTGATGTCGGCCAGCGCGGTGTGCCAGGTGGCGGCGGCGAGGGTGGGCGCGATCACGTCGGGCCCGTGGAACGCCGCCGCGATAGTCGCGTCGGAGAGTAGCAGGTGGTGCGCGGACTGTGCGTGCATGTGCCAACCGTAATGGAATGGTCACACAACGTCCAGGGGTTACGGGCCGGTTGCAACCGGCGAAACATCGGCCGCACGGTGCCCGCGTGACGGGGCCTGCCGCTAGCCTGGTGGCCTGTTCCGCGCACACAAGTCCGCACAGGTACGACCACCCCACGGAAGGGAAACCCATGAGTACCACCGGGCGCCGTCGTCGCGCGGCCACATTCCTCCGCCGCCACCGGGCGGCCACCATCCTCGCCTCCATCTTCGCCGCCCTCATCCTGGGCGCCGGCACGGCACTCGCCGCCGTCGCCGCCCTGCCCTCCACCAACGCGGTCGGCTCGGCCGGCTACCAGGCGCACACCACCGACCCCGCAGGCTTTACTGACAGCCAGGCCGTCGTCAACGCCGGCCAGTACGGCCTCACCGTCAAGGGGCCCGGCGCGCAGGGCTCGTTCCTGTGCGACCATGCCAGCGGCCTGTTCGCGGGGGTCGGCGAGTTCAGCACCAACCTCAACACCGCCTACACGGTGCAGGCGTCGTTCGGCGTCCCCACCGGCGGCTGCCCCGGCAACGGGCCGCCCGCCACCGTGGTCAACCTCCCGGCCCTGGCCGGCGTGCCGTTCGGGCACCACCTGTGGACGCACGTCCTGGTGACCCACAAGGTCAAGACGATCCGCATCCTGATCTGCATCCTCAAGGACCGCTCCGGCGAGACGGTGCCCACCCCGACGCCGTCCGTGGCGCTGCCCACCGCCTCCGTCGAGGCCCCGTCGTCCACCGCGCCGCCGACTGACATCTCCGGCTCCGGCGGCACCGAGGAGCCGTCGGCCACCCCGTCCACCGAATCCCCGACCGCGAGCCCGTCGGCCACGCCCACCGGGAGCCCGACCGTCAACCCGCAGGGCCAGACCATCCTGTCGCTGCCCGGCTTCCTGGTGCGCTGCCACATCATCACCCGGACGATCGCCAGGAACACCGTCACCTTCGAGGCCCAGGACCTGGACGCCCCGACCGTGACCCCGACCGCCGGTGACCTGCCCGGCGTGCAGACCGCCACCCGGCCGCTGCCGGCCGGCACCGTGTTCGACATCGCCGGCGCCGGCGTCAACGAGAACCTGACCGGCCTGGTCGCCTGCTCCGGCATCGGCTTCCCGGCCATCCTGGCCGGCCCGGCCGCCTACACGTCCCGGGCGTGCCAGCCGCTGTCCGTCTTCGAGTTCGCCACCGCCACCGTCGCCGCCGGCAGCCCGCAGGATTACGGGTCGCTGGACACGTCCGAGGTGATCTCCCCGAACGCCTCCGCCGCGCTGATGGCGCCGAACAACTCCCTGTCCGCCACGGGCGCGACCGGGCCGCACGCCCCCACCGGGTCGGCGACCGGGTCCGTGTTCCACGTCTTCTCCGCCAACGCCCCGACCAGCTAGCCCTCCCGGGCGGCGGCCGGAGCCGGCCCCCCGGCCCCCGGCCGCCGCCCCGAAACCACCGTCAGTCCCCGTCCGCCCGGCCCAGGATGGGAACGAATGACCGACGACAACCCCGAGACCTGGCAGCTGCCCGACCGGCCGCCGCGGCCGCGCCACCGCCGCCGCCGGGTCACCCTGGCCCTGGCCGCCGCGATCACGGCCCTGGCCGTCGCTGTCGCGGCGCTGATCCTGGCGGTGCGGCTGGACAGCCGGGTGACCGCGCTGGAGCAGGCCGCCCCCGGGCTCGCCGGCACCGCGCAGGCCGCCCAGCAAGCCGCCGGGCAGGCCGCCACCGCCGCAGCCGGGGCGGAGGCGGCGGCCAGCCAGGCCCGCCGCGCGGCCGGCGCGGCGCAGGCGGCGGCCAGCCTGCCACCGGGCCTGGGCGTGTGCGTCGCGGTCCAGCCCGGCGTGGCCGGCCAGGGCCGGGGCCTGGCCACGGTGGTCGCCTCGCTGACCATCGCGCCGCCGTCCCGCTCCGGGCAGGTGGTCTCGTGCCGGGCCGGGTCGTTCGTCCCGGCCGTGCCGCAGCCCCAGCCCGGCACCCCGCCGCGCCGCTGACCAGGGCGGGCCGGACCCTTGTGGGAGCGGGGGACCGGGCCCGGCCCGTTACCCGCCCCAGCCTGCCACGCCCCGGCGCGGCGCGCCCGCCTGTTGGGCAAACCGCGCCCGGGGTACCCTCACCCCAAGCACACCCGAACCGCGCACTCGGGCCACCTGACCGTGACCGGAGGCGCACCGTGCCCGCTACCGCAACCAGCCCCATCCCGGCCGTCGTCCCGCAGGAGTACGACCCGGCCGTCCCGCTGGACAGGCTCACCCCGCACCCCGCCAACCCCAACCAGGGCGACCAGTCGCTGATCGCAGACCTGCTCGACGCCAACGGCTGGGTCGGCGCCGTCCTGGCGCAGAAGAGCACCGGCATCATGATCGATGGCGAGCACCGCTGGCGCACCGCGAAGGCCAAGCAGATGCCCGCCATCCCGGTGATGTGGGTGGACGTGGACGACGACTCCCGGGACCGGTTCCTCGCCAGCCTGAACGAGTCTGCCCGGCGGGGCCGCAACGACGAGGCCGCGCTGATCACCCTGCTGGAGGGCCTGGCCGGCACCCCCCGGGGCCTGCACGGCGCCGCGTTCGACGGCGACGACCTGGACTCGCTGATCGCGGGGATGAACCGGGGCCTGGAGCTGGACGGCTCCCCGACCGGCGCCCGGTACGCCGAAGACCCCGAAGCGATGGACGAGCGGGAGCAGCGGATCGCCGGGTACGCCGACCGCAAGCAGGCCGGCGCCCTGGTCGAGATGATCCTGGTGTTCACCGCCGACGACCGGGCCGAGGTCGGCGCGCTGCTCGACGACGCCCGCAAAATCCTCGGGGACGAGGAGATACGCGGCGCTGACCTGGTGCTCCGCGCGGTGCGGGTCATGGGCGCGGTGCTGGCCGCCCCGACCGCCTACCCGGACCTGACCGCGCTGACCAGGCCACTAGCGGCCGAGCCGGCGGCCGGGGCCTAAGCATGCCCGCGACGGCGCTGCGCCCGGCCGAGCCGGCCGTGCTGACCGACCTGGCCGCGTTCGCCCGCACCGAGCTCGCCGCCGGGGACATCGAGCCGTGGGCCGCGGTCCTGGCCGCCGCCCGCGGCGCGGGGCTGCTGCCGGGGGAGCGGGCGGCGTGGGCGGTCAAGGCGTACAACGCCTACGACGACCTGGCCTCCGCGTGGGCCCTGATCACCGCCTGGCCCACCCCCCAGGCGTGGGCGGAGGACCCGGGCGGCGTGCACGCCGCCGACTGGCCGTGCGGCCGGGAGCGGCGCAACCTGCGCGGCGGCCTGGTCGTCCGCCACTTCGCCTCGTACTGGCACGCCGTCGAGCTGTACGGCTCCCAGCAAGGGTGGCTGGCCGAGGCGTACCCGCCCCGCACCACCCCCCAAGGCGCATTCGAGCCGCTGCTGCGCTGGCTGCGGCAGGTCTGGGGGACCGGCCGGCAAGCCGCCTTCGAGTGGGCCGAATTCGCCGCCAAGGTCCTCGGCGCGGGAGTGGACGCGCCGCACGGCGCGCTGTGGGAGTCCTCCGGGCCGCGCGAGTCCCTAGAACGGATCTACGGCTGCCCGGACCCGGGCCGGGCCTGGCTCGAGGACGCCGCCCACTCCTGCCGCGACCACCTCGCCGCGCACGGCGCGCCCCTGACCTGGTGGGACTTCGAGACGGTGATCTGCGACTTCAACGTGATGCGCAAGGGCCGCTACTACCCCGGCCAGCACCTGTCCATGATCAGCGAGGAAATCGCGCAGGCCGGCGACCCCGGCCTGGCCAAGGCGTACGCCGCCGCCATCCCGCCCGCCTGGCACGCCGCCCCGGCCGGCGTGGACAAGGCCCTGGCCCGGCACTACGCCGCCACCGGCAAGATCGCCACCCCGCCCGGCTGCCCGGCGGTGGCCGCATGATCGGCCGCCGCATGATCGGCCGCCGCGTCGGCTCTTTCACCGAGATTGAGCGGCCGGGCGACTACTACGGCCCGGTGAAGGGCTGGACCGGCGGCCTGGAAGCCTGCTTCTTCCTGAAGCCGAACGCCCGCGACGACGGCGTGCCGCCGCGGGCCCGCTCCGTCCAGCACGTCACGTTCCCGCCGCACACCTACCGGGAGTGCCCGGACGGGTCGCTGGAGATCCGCGCCAGCATCGGCAACCTGATCGGCGGCGACCCGGCCACCGACGACGGCTGGCACGGCTACCTCGATGAGGGACACGTCTGGAGGCAGGTATGAGCAGCTACGATACGGCCAGGACTGAAGGAGGCCACCTGAGATGACCGCCACCGCCGCGGCGCCGGGCACCGCGCGGGACGCCGCCCGGTTCCTGAACGCCTACGCCCGCGCCTACTCCGCCGGCGCGTTCGCCACCCCCACCGCGTCCGACATGACCAAGCTGATCGAGGCGGGCCGGTGGCGGTTCGCCGCCGGCACCGCCCTGGTCGAGCGGACGCTGGAGCGCGACAGCTCCCGGCTGGACTTCACCGGCCGCCGGTACGACCTGCACGCCGGCTGGACCATCGCCGAGCACCTGTCCACCATGACCGGCCGGACCACGCTGCCCGACCTGGACCGCTACGACCGGGTCTACACCCACCTGGAGGACGTGAACGTCACCAAGCAGCTCCGCATCCTCCAGCGCCGCGAGCTGGCCGCCGTCAAGATCTCCGCGTCCTCCGAGATCATCGGCTGCTGGGGGCGGGCCGGGGACCGGCACCGGTACGCCCCGCACGACACCGCCACCCTCACAAGGCTGGCCCTGCCGCCGCTCGACGTGGCCGCGGCCGCCGCCGAAGCCGCGAGCCTGGACGGGTGGCTGGATGACTTCCCCTACTACTCCGACGGGTCCTGGTCCGCCCTGTCGCTGCGGGGATTCAACCCGGCCGACCCCACCTGGGGCATCAAGCCCGCCGAGATGAGCAAGAACTGGCACAAGGCCCACCCCGGCGCCGCCGCCCTCACCACCTGCCAGTGGACGGTGCTGGCCGAACGCTGCCCCGCCACCGTCGATCTGGTCAACTCCCTCGGCTGGCGCCGGCTGGAGCGGGTCCGGCTGCTCCGCATGACCAGCAAGGGCCGGAAGGGGCACCTGGCCCGGCACACCGACGTGACCGACCGGGCCGCCGGCACGAGGGACGGGCAGATCACCCGGTTCCACCTGCCGCTGATCACCCGCCCCTCGGTCACCATGTCCGCGTGGAACCTGCGCGGCGAGCAGGCCACCGCCCACCTGCCGCCCGGCACCTGCTGGTACCTCGACGCGCGCAAGCCCCACGCGGTGGACAACACGTCCGGCACGACCCGGATCCACCTGGTGATCGACGTGATCACCGACGAGCAGGTCCGGGCGGCGATCCGGGCCGGGACGGAGATGGCCGCTTGAGCGCGCTGGTGTACCTGGCCGGGCCGCCCGGCGCGGGCAAGACCACGGTGATGGGCGCCCTCACCCACGGGTGCGACCGGCTGGCCCGCCGCACCCCGCTCCGGCACGACCTGCTGCTGGACCGGGACGGCATGACCGCCGGGATCGAGCTGGGCGCCCGCCGCGATCAGTTCGGCGGGACCGACGCGCTGCCGATGAACGTCGCGCCCGCCGCCCGCGCCTGGATGGCCGACCACCCCGCCCGCCTGGTCCTGGGCGAGGGCGACCGGCTGGCCATCATGAGCTTCCTGGACGCCGCCGCCGCCGCCGGCTACACGGTGCACCTGGTCTACCTGCACGCCGACCCGGCCACGCTGGACGCCCGCTGCGACGCCAGGGGCTCGGCCCAGAACCTCACCTGGCGGGCCGGCCGGGTCACCAAGGCCGCCCGGCTGTACGACGCCGCCGTGGCAGCGGGGCACGCCGCCACCCGGCTCGACACCGCCGCCCAGCCGCCGGGCCAGCTGGCCGCCACGCTGGCCGCGTCGGTCCCGGCCCTGGCCGCCCTGCCTGCCGGGAGGGCCCCCGCATGGCGGCGGTGACCGAGCTGCGGGTCCGCACCAAGGTGCCCGACCGCGACATGGAGGACCGGGCCGGGAAGTGCCCCGGCGACGCGGACTACGACGTGCTGCTCACCGGCCCCGCGAAGGTGGTCAAGCTGGACGGCCGGCCCCTCGCCGTCTACCTGCCCGCCGCCGTCGCCGCCGAGCTTGACAAACCGGGCATCTACGGCATCCTGCACGAGCTGCACGCCAACGTGTCCCGCAACCGCGGCCTGGCCTCCGGCTCGCCGCGTTTCCGCAGCAGGCAGACACGGTCCTACACCCGCCCGGTGTCGTCCGCGATCATCGGCGCGATCGACCCCGGCGGGCAGCAGCGGTACTGCCGCCTGACGTCCTGGACGGGCACCCACCTGCCCCAGTGGCAGGCCCTCCAGCCGCTCCTGGCCGCCATCGCCGGCCGGCTGGCCGAGCACGTGCCCGACCGGTACGCCGCCCAGCTCGCCGAGGCCGACCGCACCGACCCGGCGTGGGTGGTGCCCGGAACCCCGTTCACCACCGTCACCGTCAACAACACCTTCAGCACCGGAACCCACACCGACCGGGGCGACCTCGACGCCGGGTTCTCCACCATCTGCTGCGCCCGCAAAGGCCACTACGCCGGGGGCCGGCTCGTCTTCCCCCAGTACCGCATCGCCGCCGACCTCGGCCACGGCGACCTGATGCTGATGGACGCCCACGAATGGCACGGCAACACCCTGATCACCTGCCCGTGCGGCACACCCAACCACGACGACAACCGGCGCGAGCACTACGGCCCGTGCACCACCTGCGGCGCCGAGAGAATCACCCTCGTCTCGTACTTCCGGACCAAACTGACCACCTGCGGCTCACCCGCCGACGAGCTGCGCCGGGCCGACGCCTACCGCGACCACGCCGAGCAGGCCGCCGCCGCCCGGTTCGACGCCGCCCGCCTCCAAGCCGGCGGCCCGCCGTGACCCTCGCGCACTGGGGCTCCTTCGCCGCCGGACTCCTCACCGGCATCTTCGCCGTCCTCGGCTGGCAAGCCGCCCGGAGGCACCGGTGACCCGCGCCGTGCTCACCGCCGCCCGCGGCGGCCTGACCGAGCTCCAGCTCACCCACGCCGGCCCCGGCCAGGCCATGACCGGCCACGACCTGGACGACCTGGAAGCCGCCCTGGCCCAGCGCAAAGCCCGCATCACCCCCTGCCCCGCCTACCGCGGCGACCACGCCTGCTGGCTCCCGTCCGGCCACAGCCCCGCCCGGCACGCCTGCCGCGCCGGGCCCTGCCCCGAAACCTGGTGGGACTAAACCCCCCCAAACCACCCCAAACCACCCCAGGAGACCCCCCGTGACCGCCCGCCTGGACCCCCCCGACACCTTTGACGACGAACGCCGCGCCATCTGGGACGAAACCATCCGCGAGATGACCGCCGCCGGCCGCGTCTTCCGCTTCCCCCGCGAAACCCTCGTCGCCTACGTCGAAGCCGTCCGCTCCCAGCGCCAAGCCTCCCGCATCCTCGGCTCCACCGCCGTCCTGATCCAGCGCGACGGCCGGGCCGTGGAGAACCCCGCCCTCGCCGTCCAGCGCCGCTCCGCCACCGCCGTCGCCCAGCTCGGCTCCAAGCTGGGCCTGGACCGGCACCCTGTAGGTCTGCCCGAGCCCCCGGACGCCTCGGGTGGCGCTAGGTGGTGTGACACCCACCACCGGCTGGAATGCATCCACCACCGGAACGCCCGCCGGTGCGAGTGCCCGTCGCGGGCGCTGCCGCCGCCGCCGGAGGGCTGCTGTCACGAGTCGGTGGTGGAGGGCACCAAGTCGTGCTATCACCACGCGGGCAAGACGCTGGCCAAGGCCAGGGCCGAGGGGCAGGTGAACCGGGCCCGGCTGTTCGGGGTGACGCCGGCTGACGTGACCGCCCCGGCCGCGCTGCTGGCCGAGGTGCGCCGGTCCGCCGCGCTGGTGGCGCTGTACGACAAGCTGCTGGCCGAGCTGGAGGACGAGGACACCGGGCGGCCGGGCGGGGGCCTGTGGTGGGGCGTGGTGCGGGAGACGACGCTGGACGGCGGGGTGATCGCGCGGGAGGCCAGGGCGGTGCCGCACGTGATCCTGGCCGCGTACAACGCCGAGCGGGACCGCCTGGTGCGGGCGTGCGCGGCGGCGATCAACGCCGGCGCGCAGGCCGCCGCGGTGGACATGGCGAAGGAGATCGCCGGGGGGCTGGGCCGGCTGCTCGACGCGATCTTCGGCGGGCTGCTGGTGGTGCCGCCGGAGCTGGCCGGCGCGACGGCGGCGGAGCTGGTGGCGTGGCAGCACGACCGGGTGCCGGACGTGGTCCCGGCCGCGATCCGGGCGTGGGACCCGGCCCAGGCCGGGTGACCGCCCGGTGAACGGCAGGCGAAGTGGCGTAGTCACCGTGACTACGCCACTTCTGACGGGGCCGGCCGTTATCGTGGATCGGGTAGCGGGCAGCGCACAGCGGTATCGGTCTAGACCCCGCCGTATCGCGTAGGGCTCTAGCAATGCCGGCCCATAGGGCACACGGCCGGCAGGGGAGGTGCCCGGAGTGAGCTGCGGGCTAGACCACGCTACCCGGCGGGCCCGGCTGGCCGAGGCGTTCGGCAGGCCGCGCCGGTTCGTCGCCGCCGACGCGCTGCGCCTGCTCGGCCTGCGCGAGGCGGTGCACCCGCGCGACGCGCTCGCCTACGCCTACCACGACCGGCGCGCGGCCGACGCCTGGGCCGCGTCGAACTGGGAGCACTACCGGCACCCGCTGCTGGGCTGCCTGGTGGTGGAGGGCGCCGGCGTGGTCGGCGCGTACGACCTGCGCCCTATGCTGGCCGCGCACGGCTGCGAGCTGACCGACCCGGGCCTGCCGGACGACTGGTGCCCGGCCTGATGCCCGGCCGGTACCGGCACCCGGAGGCGTTCTGTCTCATGCGGTACGCCGCCGACGACGGCACCGAGTCCGAGACGGTGTGGAACAGCCGGGACGGGGTGACCCCGTTCGTGATCACGCTGCGGTCGGGCAAGACCGCCACGCACGCGGACTGGCAGGGCGACTTGCGGATGCCCGAGACGTGGGCGCCGCCCCCGGGCATGCGCTACTTCGCGGACATGACCCCGGACCGGGCCCGCGTCCACGCCGAACGGGCCGTCGCCCGGTGGCTGGCCGACCCGCAGATGGGGCCGATGCTGCTCGACCGGTACGCCGACCGGGACGCCGCCGTGCTGGAGACGGCCCGGTCCTACCTGGAGCAGCCCGGCGCCCCGGATCTGATCGACCCGGCGGAGGACGGCCGGTGAGCGGCGGCCCGGACGACCCGGTCGCCGCGGCGTGCCAGGCGCTGGCGGAGTACCTGCACCGGCTGGAGCACCTGGTGTGGCAGGCCGACACCGACGGCGGCTCGCCGGCCGGGCTGGTGTCCCGGCACGCCGCCGCGCCGCTGCCCGGCAACCCGGCCGCGCTGATGGCGCTGATGGACGCCTGGGAGGGCGTGCCCCGGCTGGAGGCCCGCGTCATGTACGCCCTGTTCGGCCACCCCGGCCGGCGCCGGGGCGGGTCGGCCGGCAACATGGCCAAGGCGCTGCGCCACCTGCCCGACCTGGCCACCGACCTGTCCGACGACGACGTGGGCCGGGTGATCGCCGCGCTGGACCGGTGGATCAACGGGGCCCGCGCCGTCCGCGCCATCGACGAGACCCACCGATGGCGCCCGCTCCCCAGGCGGGCCGGTGAGGCGCTGCCGCCCCGCTGCCCGGTGTGCCTGTGCTTCCAGCTCCGGGTGGACATCGACGCCCGGCCCATGCTGGTGCAGTGCCGGGTTCCGGGTTGCGAGGACAAGACCGGGGAGCGGCCGGTAGCGTTCTTGACCACGGATCCCGGCGGCCGGCCGCAGCTGGCCTGGAATGACGGCACCGTCGAGACCGCCCCGGACCTGACCGGCGACTGACGTGGGAGGCGCCCATGCCCGCCGCGGACGCCACGCCCGAGCGCCCCGGCACGTACGGCCCCGCCACGCCGGGGCGCCGCCGGGGTGGCCGCTGGCCGCCGCCGCCCTGCTCACCCTGGCCGGGTGCTGGCTGGTGATCGCCAGCCCCCCAGCCGCCGGCTACGCCGCGTTCGCCGCCGGGCTCGGCTGGGCCGCCCGCCGCGCCCGCGCCGAGCACCGGCACCACAGACTGGCCCGCCCGGGGCCGGGGCCCGCCGGCGTGTCACAAGCTGCCCGCTTCGACGCCGGCGGGCCATCATAGACCCCATGACCGACACCGACACCGGCCTGGACCCGCTGCCCGGCCAGCTCACCTTTGACGACCTGGAGGAGGAGGAGGGCCCCGATGCCATCCCCGGCCAAGGCCAACCCGCTGCTCGGCCCGGTCACCTGCCAGGGCTGGACGGACCTGGTCCGGCTGCCCGACGGCACCCAGCGGATCATTTACACGCTGGTCACCCCGTCCCAGATCAGCTCGGTGTTCCTGGACGCCGACGGGGTGGATGACCAGATCAGGCTGCTGACCGAGGCGCGCGGCCAGCTCAGCAAGCTGGTGCTGCCGCCGGGGACCATCCCGCCCGGCCTCGCCCCGCCCAACGGCCACCCCGGCTAACCCGCCGAGGGCGAGCGGGCCGCCGCCGGGCTGCCAGTCGTCGCGGGCCAGCAGCGACGCCAGCGCCTCCCGGTAGGTCGCCGCGCGGACGACCACGAACTTGCGGAGCCCGGCGTGCAGCGTGTACGTCGCCGGGCCCAGCGGCGCGATCTGCGACCAGTCGTCCCAGACCGGCACAGTGGGGATCTGGGCCTCCAGCTCGGCCTCGGACAGCTCGGTGGACGCCCACAGCTCGACTCCCCCGCCCGCCACCCGCCCGCCGAGCAGCACGAAATCGGGCCGGGACGGGATCCCGTCCCGGCCGCGGTAACGCTCCACGCGCGGGTCCACCGGTCACCCGCCGCGCGGGGCGAACGCCACCGCCTCCAGCACGTCCGGCACCGGCCCGGCATCGACCCACGCCGGGCTGGCCAGGTCGAACGGCGTGCCCAGCGGCGCCACCATCAGCCGGCCGTTCACGACCGCCGCCAGCGCGAACACCGGCGGCCGGTAGAACACCGGCCGGGCCGGCGCGTCATCTGCCACGGGCCCGAGCCTAGCCCGACGCGCACCCGGGCCGCCGGGTTGACGCCGGGCCCGGCCGGTAAGAACACCGTGACACGAGCCCGTTCACGCCCCGCCCGCCACTCGCGCCCGCTACCATCCCAGGTCATGAGCAGGAACGCAGGCGCCGCAGTCCGCGGCGGCGCCACCCGACGCCACGCCCGCGTGCCTGTCCGTGCCGCTCCGCGCCCGGCACTGACCCGCCCACCCGACCGGCCGCAGTGGCCGCCGGGGGGCACCGGCGCGCATACGACCACGGCCCGGTAAGTGGGCCGCCCAGGACCGTCCACACGCGACCCGCTGTGGACGGTAGACGAGGCTGCCGCCTACTTCGCCGAAGGCGGCGTGCCGATCGAAGCCCGCCGCCTCAAGGGCATCATCCGGGCGCTCGGCTGGACCCCGGCCGGCTACACCCCGTCCGGCGAGCAAGGCGGCCGCGGCAAGGCCATGTACCTCATCTCCGACCTGATGCGCTTGCACGCCGCCATCGCGCCATTCATCGCCGCGCAAGGCCCCAAGTCCGGCTACAACCCCGAGACCGGCGGGCCGACGTGACCTGCTGTTTTGAGAGGGGACGTTTGACCGGCCGCGCGGCGGGCAACCAAACAGGTTCATGTGAATTTGCGTGTCTCACTAGCGCCGGGCCGGTTTCGTTTGCTTTACTGCGCCTTGGAGCCGTCTGCCCGGAAACCCCCCGACGGCGCGGCTCAACCCGGGGCCTACAGTCGCACGGCCTCCCCCCCAGGGCCGACGGCAAGCAGACCCTCGCGTGCGGAGCCCGGGACTGGCCTCGCAACCCACCGCCCGGCCCTGACTGGAAGACCGGGGCCGGCCATCCCGGGCCCGCACGCCCGGCCACCTGAACCCCCTACCGGCCCCGCCGGCCCGGGTTTCCTCGTCAAAGCCCGGCCGGGGCCAGCCCCACAATTTCAGGTGACCCAAACGGGCGAGGGTGGCACGGCGCGCACCTGACAGGTTTGGTGCGCGGCGTCACGCCGCCGAATAGCTGCCCGCTATGAACCGCACCCTAACCCCGGCCGCCCCGCCGGCGCCACCCGAACCGGCAATTTCACCCGCCCAATGCGAAACCGCACCCCGCCCGGCGCGAACCGGCCCGCCGGTAACCCGGCCGCTGAACGCGCGCTGACGATACGCTGAGGGTTCCCTCCGGGGAGGGCCTGGCACCCCGGGCTGACATAGCCGTGCCTAGTGACCGGGCACATAAGGGGCGGAATGGCGTCGGAGCCGCACCCCGTAGCTCTGGCTGCGCTGCGCACCGACCTGCTCCCGGTCCTGGACGAGGCCCGCGCCGCCCTGGACCGGCCCGACCTGGACGCCGCCCTGGACCGCCTCGGCGCCCTCGCCGCGCTCGCCACCCGCAGCCGGGTCGCGGTCGCCGCCGCAGCGACCGGCCAGGAGCTGCCGGCGGTCTCGCGGACGGCCCGCGCCGGCGCCGCCTACCTCGCCGCGCACGCCCGCGCCGGCGCCACCGTGGCCGCCTGCGCGGACGCCTGCGCGGTCACCCCCCGCGCCCTGCAAGCCGCCTTCCGCCGCCACCTCGGCACCACCCCGTCCGCGTACCTGCGGGCGGTGCGGCTGGACGGCGCCCGCGCCGAGCTCGCCGCCGCCGCCCCCGGCGAGACAACGGTCTGCGCGATCGCCGCCCGGTGGGGGTGGGCCGACCCGGACCGGTTCACCGCCGCCTACCGGGCCGCGCACGGCGAGACGCCCTCCGCCACGCTGCGCAGCCCAGCCGGGCAGGCCAGCACCGCCACCACGCCCACGCCAGGGCCCGCCGCGCGGCCCGGTCGCACTGCGGGCACGGCCCCGGCCGGCCGCACGGCACCTCGACCCTGACCCCGGGCGGCCACGGCTCGTCGTCAGGCCACCCGGCTGGCGGCGCCGACCAGAACGTCACGACGGGAGCGTACAACGCGCCCCCGCCGTGAGCCCTGGCGTGGCGGCTGGCGCGGTGCTGCCCGCTTTGCGCCGGCCGCCACCTGACGGCCGCAGAGCAGGCCCCGGCTGCGGCCGGGGGGAACGTGGGCGGCGGGGGCCGGGACGGTGGCGTGCGCGGACACCCACCCCGGCTCCCGCCGCCCGCATCATCACCCGGACGGGTCGCCGGCGCGGCCAGCGCTGTCCCGCCCTGCCCGTCACCCTTCCTCCGCCGGACTGGTTACCGGCGAACCCCAGGCTAGGCGCGGCCGACCGGCCGGGTCAGCACCGTACCAGGCAGGATGGGCGCCCGCCCGGCCGCCACAGTCCGGGCGGGGCTGGCACTGGCCGCACCCTCTCGCCCCGGTGGCTATAGGGGCGCGCTCTGAGGGCCGCGGCCGGCGTTGCCCACCCGTGAGCCTAAACCGGGAGGTGCCCCGTGCGCGACACCTGGACCCGGTGAGCGGAGGGCCGCCAGGCCATGGCTGGTGGTCTTTCCGGCGTCAGCTCGATCCCGCAGTTGCCCCGGGTGCCGCGGCCCCGGGCCATGGCCTAGGAAAGCGGAGGGCTGCCACCAGGGTCATTTCCGGCTGCCACCCCTGCTCGTCAGCCTGGGCCGCCGCGTCTACCCCGACTTCGGGCTCTCCTAGGAATCCCGGCCGGGCGCACCCTCCGCCCGCTACAAAACCTACAACTCCTACAACCGCGCAGGTAGGAGCACCGTCATGCTGCTGGACGACGACTACCGGGAGCTGTTCGCGCGCCGGTACGAGCGCAAGGAACGCAAGTGGGCCACGCCCGGCGACCTGGCCAAGGCGCTCGACCCGGCCGGCACCCACGACTCGCTGCCGCTCCAGGTGATCGACCGGGAGCTGGTCAAGCTCACCGACCACGCCGTCCCCGCCGACGCGCTAGCGATCTTCATGCCGCCGCAGGAAGGCAAGTCCCAGCGGGTGGCCCGCCGGTACCCGGAGTGGCTGCTGTCCCACGACCCCGCCCTGCGCATCGCCATCGTGTCGTATGAGATGGAGATGGCGACCCGGTGGGGGCGGCAGATCCTGCGCGACCTGCGGCACGCCGACCGCCGGCTGCTCGACGTGACCGTGATGCCCGACTCCAGCGCGGCGGGCCGGTGGGACACGCCCGAAGGCGGCGGCTGCTACTGCGTCGGCATCGGCGGCGCCCTGACCGGCCGGCCGATCGACGTGCTCCTGGTGGACGACCCGGTGAAAGGCCGGGAAGAGGCCGAGTCCGAGACGTACCGGTCCAGGGCGTGGGACTGGTGGGAATCCGTCGCGGTGACCCGGCTCGCGCCCGGCGGCATCGTGGTGCTGATCCAGACCCGCTGGCACCAGGACGACCTGGCCGGCCGCATCTTGTCCCGGCCGTCGCCGCTGCGGTGGCGGGTACTGACCATGCCGGCGATCGCCGGCACGCGCGACCCGCTGTCCCGCCCGCCCGGCGGCGAGTTCCCCTCCGTGCGGGGCCGCGCGCCGGGGTACTTCACCCGGCTCAAGGCCACCATGACCCCGTACATCTTCGCCGGGCTGTACCAGCAGGACCCGGTGGCGGCGGCGGGCAACTTCTTCCGCCGGGCCGCGTTCCGGTACTGGCGGGCCGTGCCCGGCCACCTGCCCCCGGACACCGCCCTAGCCGGCGGCCGGATCGCCGGCGCCTACGTCGAGTGCGAGGGCCAGCGGGTGGACCTGGCCGACTCCGGCGTGTGGCGGTTCGCCACTGTGGACGTCGCCGCCTCCACCGCCACCTCAGCGGACTGGACCGTCATCTCCGTGTGGGCGATCACCCGGGACGGGGCGCTGGTGCTGCTGGACCGGCGCCGGGGCCGGGCCGAGATGAGCGACCACTTCGCCATGGCCGCCCCGCTCCGGGCCCGGTGGCGGTACGACGTGCTGTACGTGCCGCGCGAGTGGTGGACTAAGACGCTGGTGCTGGACGCCCGCGAAGCCGGCGTGCCGGTGGCCGAGGTGACCACCGACGCGGACAAGGTGACCCGGGCGATACCCGCGGCCGGCCGGCTCCACGCCGGGAAGGTCTGGTGGCCGGCTGAGACGAGCGGCTGCACCTGCGGCGAATGCGACGGCGCCTGGCTCGAGGAGTGGGAGAACGAGCTCGCCGCGTTCAACCGCGGCACGCACGACGACCAGGTGGACACGTTCAGCGCCGCCGCCCGCGTCGCCGCGGCACATTGGGTGGTTCCCGCCCCGCCGGGCCGGCCCGCGCCGCCGGAGCTGAGCCAGATTGAGGCCGCCTATGCTGCCGCTACGGGTGACGGCAAGCAGGCCGACATGATGTCCCGGCCGCTGGGGTTATGCGGCGTCGGGGTGTCCTGGCCAGCCCCGCTCGTACCCGGTCACGAACCACGCAAGCTCGGCCTGCGCCCGGCGGGTGCGCGGGTCACGCTCACCGAAGTGCCGGACGGCCTCGGCGTGCATATCGACTAGCAGCCGCAGGTTCGGCCGGTACAGGTCGGAGTCCTCGATCCGCCAAGCCGCGTAACGTCGCTGCACCAGCGCCAGGGTGCGCAGGCTACCCGACCGCCAGTTGACCGTTGTGGCACCCCACGGGCCGCCCGGAAGGTCCACGGGTGTCGGCGCGCTGTAGATGATCTCCCACATGTGCCGGGGCACGATGAGCCGGAACACCACCCACGCTCGGCCGTGCGGCAGGTCCCGCCAATCCCCGGCCTCGGGCAGCAGGTCAGTCAGATCGAACAGGTGAGGCTGGTACCACTGCATCGTCGGTGGCTGAGCAGTCATCGGAAACACCTCTCTCTGAGCGGGAGGGTGCGGGCGCGGTCGCACTCTAGGAACGACGCGCCAGAACGCTGCGGCTAGGGAAACTTCCTGGACCTGGCGTCGGTGCCGGTTTAATAGCCGACAGCTTGCCGCAGGGGGATAGGTGGTAAAGAATGGACCCTGTGAGGCTGGACTGTCAAGAGATGGTCGGCAGATTGAACTTGGCGAAGGGCCCTGAGCGGGCCGGCGCGGCGCGGCGCCGGTTTGCACCGGGTACGGGTATGGTCTGTGGCCATGCCAAGCGGTGTGTATGACCGGGCAACCTCAGCCTGGCAACCTAAGCCCCTCAAGCAGTACCCGCCTGAGCTAGTCGCCCTGGTGCGCGAGCTGTACGAGGGCAAGGGCCACTCGATGCGTGAGACCGCGCAGCTCGCCGGTATCACGTTGAAGGTGCTGGACCGGCTGATGCGCCGTCACGGCATCACCGCCCGGCGTGCAGTCCGGCGCAACCAAGACGGGTCCGCCAACCCGTCCTGGCGCGGCGACGCTGCCGCCTACAGCTCGATGCACCAGCGCGTGGAGGCCGTGCGGGGCAAGCCGAAGCGGTGCTCCTGCTGCGACACGACTGACCCGGCCCAGCGGTACGAGTGGGCTAACCTGACCGGCCATTATGAGGATCCGCGCGATTACGTGCGGCTGTGCCAGCGCTGCCACTGGCTGCTCGATCGCCGCCGCCGTACCGCGCTCGGCCGCAACACGACGCCGGGGTGATGCCCTGATGGCCCGACGTGCCGGTTCCCTGTGCACTGGCACGGGCGGCCTCGACCTGGCCGCCGCCGCCGTGCTCGACACGGAGCTGGCGTGGGTGGCAGACCCGTCCCCGGGCCCGGCTGCCATCTGCGCCCACCACTGGCCCGCCGTGCCCAACCTAGGGGACATCCGCGCCGTGGACTGGGCGCGGGTGCCCCCGGTGGAGGTGCTGTGCGCCGGGTGGCCGTGCGAACCCGCCTCCCAGGCCGGGCGGCAGAAGGGTATCCGTGATGACCGGTGGCTCTGGGGGCGCGTCGCCGCTGCGTGCCGCGACCTTCACCCACGGCCCCGGCTGCTCGTGCTCGAAAATGTCCCCCGGCTGCTATCTGTCAGCGCTGGTGCCGCGTTCACCCAGGTCATCTGTGACCTGGCCGCGCTGGGGTATGTGGGACGCTATGGGGTTTTCCGCGCTTCCGATGCCGGTGTCCCTCACCGCCGCGAGCGAGTGTTCGTCGTCGCCCGAGATGGTGCTGCTGCCGACACCGGAAACGGGCACCTCCCCGAACGGGCACGGGGAGCGGGGCGGCCGCGGCGCGAACGGCCACCAGTCCGGCCAGGGCCTGCGGGCGATCGCGCGGGCGGTGCAGGCGAGGTCTACTGGGGCAAGTACGGGCGGGCCGTCCGCCGCTGGGAAGCCATCAGCGGCATCCCCGCCCCCCGGCCGTGGGAACACGACGAGCAGGGCCGGGTCGTGACGAGCCCGGCGTTCACCGAGTGGATGATGGGCCTGCCGCCGGGGTGGGTGACCGGCGTGCCGGGCCTGACCCGCTCCGCGCAGGTTGAGGCGATCGGCCGGGCCGTCGTCCCGCCCGCCGCCGAGCTGGCCATCACCTACCTGGCCCGCTGAGCCGCGTCGCACGGCGCGCACAGCGGCACCTGCACGAACCCGAGCCGCGCCGTCCACAGCGTGATCACGGTCACCGCGTTGGTCGCCTGGCAGATGCCCGTGGCCTCCGGGTGGGCCGTGGCGCACAAGCAGTGGCACGGCCGGTACTGATCCACGCTGGGGGAGGATACGCCGGTGGCAATGGCCGGGGCGGAGCGGGCGTGCTGCGGGCACTGCGGCCGGGCGCTGACCCCGTGCGAGTGGTGCGGGCTGGCCGGGCTGCTGATCCGGGGCCTGCTGGCGTACCCGGTGACCCGCGCGCCGGGCTGGCCGGGCCCCTACCACGAGCCGTGCCGGGACGCGGAGGCCGCCGCGCTGGCGCGGACTCGGCACGCACCCGCCTGGACCCCGCCGCGACCGCCCCGCCGCCGCCGGGGCCGCCACTCCTACGCAGGAAGGCAAGCCTGATGACCGCACCCGCCCGCGAGACCGTCTACGTCACCCGGTCCCCGTTCTGGCTGCCCCGCCTGCTGTTCCTGATCGCCGCGGTGTGCGCGTTCATCGCCGCATTCGAGTTCTCCGGCGTCCTGCACGGCGGCCTGCCGATGGGCTGGGCCTGGCTAGCCGGCGCCGCGTCCGCGTTCGCGCTGGCCTGGGCCGTGCCCTAGCCGCAACCTAGGAAGCAGCTAGGCGAGTCCTTTGGGAGCGGTGAGCTGGGCCCGGACGCACGGGTAGCAGACCGGGATGTCCAGCCCGTGCACCGGCACCGTGGCCTCAGCCCACCCGGTGCACACCCCCGCTGCGGCGGGGTGCGCGGCGGCGCACAGGCAGCAGCACGGCCGCGGGGTCATGATCCGCCGCACGCAGGCCCGGCACGGCTCACGCCACGCCAGCCGGCCGCACCACGAGCACCGCCACCCGTCAAGGAGGGCCATGGCCGTCACCCTAGACCAGGTGCTGGCCGCGCTCGATGGCGTTCATTCCAAGCTGGACCTGCTGGCCGGGGCCGTGGCCACGGGCAACAGCAAGCTCGACACCCTGCTACCGGAGATGAGGCTCATCATGTCGCTCCAGGACGACCTGGCCGCCGCCACCGCCACCCTCCAGGAAGAGACCGCCTCGCTGCTGGACTCCCAGGCCAAGCTCGCGGCGGTGCTGGACCAGATGAAGGCGGCGAACGTGGACCCGGCCATCGTGGCCGCGTTTGACGACGCGCTGGGCCAGCACAAGAGCGCCGTGGACAACATCAGCCTGCTGGCCAACCCCGCGCCGCCGCCGGCCGGGGGCTGACCTGCTGCGGGAGTGGGGCGCAGAGCTGTGGCGGGGCTGGCACAAGTGGATCACCCTGGCCGGGGCGGCGGTGATGGTGGCCGCGCTGGCGACCGCCGGGGCGACGTGGGTCGATCGGACCGCCGGCTACCCGCCGGCGGGTACGCGGCCGGCCCCCGCTGGCCCCGCCAAGCAGGCGGGCCCCCGGTCTTCCCCGGGCCGGCCACGTCCCGCGGCGAGCCTAACCCCCGCCCCGGTCCCGTCCTCGTATCCGGCGGCGGTGCCCGGCCCCGTGTCGTCGGCGGTGGTGACCACCCCCGCGTCCCCGCCCGTCCCGCCGGCCGCCACGTCCGCCACGACCGCCAGCTCGCCGGCCAGCAGCCCGCCCAGCACGACCCCGCCGCCGCCCAGCCCGCCGCCCAGCAGCCCGCCGCCCAGCAGCCCGCCGCCCAGCAGCCCGGAACCGGTCAGCAGCAGCCCGGCGCCGACGCCCACCACCCCCGCGCCCGCCAGCACGCCCGCACCGGCGCCCAGCACGCCCGCCCCGGCGCCCACCGCCAGCGGCGGCGAGACAGGCACCACCACCGCCCCCTGACCCGGCGAGGCCCCCGATGACCGAGGCGTTCACCTGGGACGACCTGGGCCGGTACAAAGCCCACGGCGGCTTCCCCGAGGGCTACCCCGGCGACACCCGCACCTTCTACGCGCCCCGCGACAACGTGGCCGGGCTGCTCGCCGCGCTGCTGGAGTCGGCCCGGTCCTCGATCGTGCTGAACATGTACGGCTACGCCGACCCCGGCCTGGACGGCATCATCCGCGCCAAGCTGGCCGACGAGCTGGTCTACGTGCAGATGAGCCTGGACAAGTCCCAGGCCGCCGGCAAGACCGAGCGGGACATCCTCGCCGCGTGGGACAACCAGGCGTTCGGCAACTCGATCGCCGTCGGCACCTCCAGCTCGCACAACGCGATCAGCCACCTGAAGGTCGTGGTGGTGGACGGGCTCTACACCGGCAAGGGCTCCACCAACTGGTCCGTCAGCGGCCAGTCGCAGCAGGACAACGAGTTCACGCTGTCCCGCAACCCCTACATCGCGATTGAGGCCCGGACGATCATGGACCTCAACCATGACTTCATGCTGAAGCAGATGGCCCGCAGCCGGGCCCGGCCCTAACGGGTGAACACGGAGGCGGGCAGGTGCTCCCAGCCGCCGGGCACCGGCCACCACTCCAGCGGGCAGGCCAGGGTCTGGGCCAGCGTGGTGGCGGCCTTGCCGGTGCAGCGGCACCGGGCCGGCTTGTCCAGCCGCGCCGACGGGCACGCTGCAAGGAGTGACGGGGCGGGTACGGTGAGTGCCTGTTGCATAGCGGCCCACCGTAGTCCCCGACCCGCCGACCGTCAAGAACACCCCGCCGACGGCACTCCGATCACCGCTCCCGGCCGGACGCGGGGGCCGTGGACGATCCGGTGGGGTCGGCCGGTCACTGCGGCTCGGGGCAGACACAGCCGGGCCCGTGCACCCGCACCCCGATCGGCGCCGTGTAGCAGGCGGGCAGGTCCGGCACCACGTCGGTCACGTCGCGCGGGGTGGCCAGCTCGGCGTGCGGCCAATAGCGGGAGGCCAGGTTGTCGTCAAAGGACGCGCCGCACGGGCAGCACGGGTCGCCGTAGCGGGAGATCAGCGCCGGATCTGACCCGTTGCAGTGGCGCCTCACCCGGCCAGGATAGGGGCGTGGCGGAGTAGCGTGGCCGGCGTGGACACCGCGCCGTCCGTGCTGGACATGCTCAACATCGCCGGCGCGTTCGCCCCCCGGGTGCGCCGCGCCGACCTGCTCACCCGCGCGGGCAACGCCGCCGCGACCGTCGCCCGCTCCGGCGCCGGCGGCCGGTTCTGCCTGATCTGCGGCGAGCGGGCCCGCCGCGCCACCACCGCCACCCGCCGCGACGGCCCGGCCCGCGCGGTCTGGATCGACCTGTGCCGGGAGCACTACTGGCAGCTGGTGGACGAGCTGGCCGTCCACGGCGCGTTGCCGTGACGCTTGCATCACATAACGCACCCATGTACCGTGACCGGGACCTGACCGCGCACGGAAGGTAACCCAGCGTCATGGCCGATACTGCCGGTAACCCGTGGACCGCCCGCACCCCGTTCGCAGACCCGCGCATCGGCGCGTTCTTCGCCGCCCAGCGTGAAGCCCGCGGCTGGAGCGGCGCGCAGGTCGCCGCCGAGCTGAAGTGGTCCCCGTCCAAGGTCTGCCGGATCGAGGGCGCCCGCACCAGCGTCACGGCCCGCAACCTGGACCTGCTGATCGCCCTGTACGGCGTGGGCGAGCCGGCCGCCACCACGCTGCGCGGCCTGCTGACCGCCGGCGCCGCCCGCCGGTTCGCCGCCAGCAAGGCCGTCGTCTCCGGCGACGACGAGACCGACCTGCTGGCCGGCGGGGACCTGGCCGCCGTGGTGCGCGAGTGGGCCCCGCAGTACGTGCCCCGGCTGCTCCAGACCCCCGCCTACGCCCAGGCCATCGCCAACTCCCGCCAGCAGGTCATCCCGACCTCCCCGGCCACCGCCCGCGCCCAGGCCGCCGCCGCCGCCCGCTGGCAGGCCCGCCTCACCGGCGACGCGCCGTGCCAGCTCCGCGCGGTGCTGGACGAGTCGGTGCTGTACCGGGCCGTGGGCGGCAAGCACCTGATGGCCGCCCAGCTCGAGCACCTGGCCGCGCCCGGCGGCGGCGACGTGGAGGTGCGGGTGCTGCCGTTCACCTGCTACGCCCCGTCGGCGCCGGGCGCGTTCACCCACCTGTCCTACCCGGAGCTGCCGGGGCTGACGGCCTGCCCGGACCTGGTGCTGCTGGAGAACCTGGACGGCCTGTACCGGCCGGACCTGTCCGAGAACGAGGTGTGGAAGCGGGCGCTGATGTTCGGCAGCCTGTGGGAGCTGGCCGAGCCGGCCGGGGGCCCGGTGGCCCGCGCGCTGGCCGCGCCGTGACGGCGCCCCGCTGGTGGTCACGGCGGGTAGTTGGGTCTTTACAAACGTTCCGTCTCCGTGTGAGGGTGGCCGGGAGCGCCCAAGGAGGCACATCCTATGCATAACGTCGCGTTCTACTACCGCGGTGCAGCATTCATCGCCGAAGGCGGCCTGTCGTCCGCTGCTATCCTCGCGGTCCCCGTCCTCGGCGGCGCGCTGATGTACCTCCAGCGCCGCCGGAACGCGCGGCCGGACGACCGCGACTAGGCCCCCAGCCCGAGCGCGGCCAGGTCCAGGCCGTGGTCGGTGACCCGGTACAGGTCCGCGCCGGGCCCGTGCTCGGGGAAGTAGGGCCGCTGCCCGCCGATGGCGAACGCCTCGCACATCTCGTGGATCTCGACCGCGTGGATGCAGCGCAGCAGCCAGGCGTGCCACGGCGGGTGCGCGTCCGGCCAGGGCGCGGAAAACCAGTGGCCGACCCGGACCCGCTGGCCCGGGTCGAGCGAGTTCACGGTGTCCAGGCAGATCAGCAGCCGCACCGGCCACCCGTCGATCATCACCGGCACGGCCACCGTCCCGCCGCTGCTCACCGGGGCGCCGGGCAGGTCGCCGCTGATCGCGGCGCACCCGCCGGCCCCGGACGTGGGCCCGTAGTGCAGGGCGAACGTCCAGCCCGGCTTGTACCGCAGCAGCGGCACCATCGCCGCGAGCTCGCCGTAGCCGCTCATCAGGCGAGGGTCCAGCAGTACGGCACCGGGCAGCCCCGGCACGACTCGCCGTGCTCGCAGCCGACGCGGGGCTGCCGCCGGTAGATGGCATACGAGCCGCCCGGCCCGGTGTCGGCCATCGGGATCACCACCGCCCGCCGCAGTGGCCCGGCCGCGAACAGCACCCCGGGCGGCTGGCCGTACACGCCCGGGTCCAGCCATTCGTGCCAGCCGTCCACCGGGCCGCCGATCAGCGCGCAGTGCCACCACGACCCGCCGGCCGGGTCCAGCGTCGGCCGGCCGTGCCGCAGCGCGAAGGCGTTGAGGCTCGCCAGGGATTCGGGCCGGCTGGTCATCTGCACCGGGTAGGCGGTGACCAGGACGCCGTCCGGCCCGGCCAGCACCCACCGCTGCCCGGCCACGTCGAGTGTCCACCCGTGCTCCATCACGGCTCACCCTCGCGGTCGCCGGGCGGGATGATGACCGGCACGTCGTCGTCACCGGGCCGGCGGATGTGCCAGTGCCAGATGGCGGCTGTCTCGCCGGCCGGCACCCAGCCGCGCTCGGGGTCCCAGACGTACAGCTTGGCCGGGCCGTAGGTGATCATGGGCCGCACGGGTCGCCGTCCATGCCCCGGCCGCGACTACGGGAGTCACCGTAGTCAACCGGCTCAGAGCCCGGCGGCAGGCCCGACCCGGCGCCCAGCTCCCACGCCGGGTCTTCGCCCAGGTCGTCGGCCGTGACGATCCACCGGCACTGCTCGCACCCGCCCATGCCGACGGCCAGGGCCCGGGTGCACGCGGACATGTTGTGCTGGAGGACGGTGCCGAACCGGTAGTCGCTGCGGCAGTCCGGCCTGCACAGGTCCACCGGCGCGTCGTAGATCAGCGCGCGCACGTCACCGATCACGTCAGCGTCCGGGCTCGCCCACGGCGTCACGGTGACCGCCGTCGCGGGCAGCTCGCCTTCCGCGTGCAGGTGGAGCACCTGCCCCGGCCGCATCTCGTCCTCGTCATCATCGAGCGGGGTATCGACCTGCGCCGGCCCGCCGGAGGTGACGGTGAACGTCTGCCCGGCCGGATACCCCTGGTCGCAGGCCGGCGCCGGCGGCGGGCCGGTGAAGAGCGCGACCTTAGCCTGGCTGGCCCGGCTGCTGCCAGCCATCGCCGCCATCAGGGCCCCCATGAACGCCCCCAGCTGCGTGTTCGCCATGTGCCGATCCTAGACCGGGCGGCGGCCGGCGCAGGGTCATAACGCCCCAGGTGAACAGGCCGGCCTCGCCCATCGCGATAGCCCAGGAGATCAGGAGCGGCGGGTAGGTGCCGGTGGTGTAGGCCAGCACCCACCACGCGGACAGCAGCACGCCGAGCAGGGTGAGCGCGGTGAAGACGCGGCACCGGGCCCGCGACGCGGCCAGCAGCACCGCCAGCTCCGGCGCCGCGGTGAACGGGGCGGGCTGCCTCGGCGCGGCGCCCGTGATCCACACCGGGCCGGCCGGGCAGCCGTAGGTCAGCCCCGGGTCATCCAGGCTCAGCCCTTGCCAGATGCGCCGGGCCTGCCCGCACCCGGCGCACCGCACCGCCACCCGGCCCCACTGCGGCCACGGGCCGTCGAGGGCCGGGTCGTACCCGCCGGTCACCTGCCAGTCGTGCCGCACCCCGCCAGCGTAACCGTGGAGGCCCCGGTGGACCTGTCCAGCGCCGTCCTGCTCAACGCCTACACCGACTGGGAGTGCCCGGCGTGCGGCTACGAGGAGCGGACCCGGCCGGTGCCCAACCGGTTCCACGTCTGCCCCCGGCTGCACTACATCACCGCCCCCCTCGTCCGCGCCGGGACCGACTGCAAGCTCGTCGCCACCGAACGCCAGGACTACCTCGGCCGCGAGGTGCAGGAGACCGGCGACGACGGCCGGCCCTACATGAACGTCCTGACCATCCGCGCCGACGGGTCCAACGACTGCGCGGTTCACGCCCCGGTTGCCCGCGCCAGCCTCCGCCTTGACGACTGAACGGAGCCCGTCATGCCCGAGCCCGCAGGAGGCGCAGCATCCGCGCCTGACCCGCAGGTAGTCACCGTGCCCGGCTGGGCACAGGAACTGCTCGACGCCGGCATCGACCCGGAGATGGTCAACGCCGCGGTCGAACGCGAAAAGGCCGACGCGGCCGGCCCGCCGCCGACGTCGGAGCAGCGCGCCGCCGCCGCGGCCGCGCTGCGCGAGCAGGCCCAGGCCGACTACGACGCGACCATGGCCGCCGCGCAGCACACCCGCGACCACGCCGACAGCCTGCGGGAGGCCGCACTGGCGGCCGAGGACAAAGCCGAAGCCGACAAGCAGGCCACGCTAGCCCAGGCCGACGAGATCGACGCGGGCGGGGTGGGCTGACCGATGGCGTTCGGGGCGAGCAGCAAAATCTTCCGGCAGTGGATCGCGGACTCCCTCGCGCCCACCGCCTCGTTCGTGGGCAAGTGGAACAGCACCGACGTCTACAAGTGCGCGCTGATGAACAACACCGGCACGCCGGACAACACGGTCACCGCCGCGCTGTCCGCCTACAACACCGGCCAGTGGACCGCCGCCACAAACGAGGTCGTCGATGTGACCAACTGGACGGCGGGCGGCCGGGCGGTCACCGGCACCGGCTCCGGCGGCGGCTACACCTCCACCTCGAACCTGATCACCTTCGACGGGGCGGACACCGCCGGCGGCGGGAACGTGTCCCTGGCGAACGTGTACGGGGACCTCCTGTATGACTCCACCCTCGCCACTCCCGTGGCTAACCAGGGCGCCGCCTATCACAGCTATGGCGGCCCGCAACAGGTGACCGCCGGGACCTTCACGGTGATCTGGAATGTCAACGGGCTCATGCAGCTCACGTTCTAAGGCCCGCGCGAGCCTGAGAGGGGGGTGACCGGCCGTGCCCGAGCAGGACTGGGTTTCCACCTTCCCGCAGAGCGACCAGCCCGGGTTCGTCGGGCCTGGTACGGCCCTCAGCACGGCTACCACCGCGACGATCAGCCCGATGCCGACCGGCGCGACCGCCGACTACAACAAGTACGTCGCCGCGCAGGACTGGCGAGTCGGCCAGCTTATCGAGGTCACCGCCCGCGGGTTCATCACCACCACCGCGACGGGCACCACCGCGACGTGGTTCCTGGCCACCAACATCGACAACACGGGCACCACCTACGTGACGCTCGCGACCACCGCCGGCATCGCCACGCTGGCCTCGGCGGTGACCGGGCTCCAGTGGGAGATGTGGGCGACCATCCGGTGCACCAACGTGGCCAGCTCGGGCAACACCCTAGCGACCCAGGGGTCGATGAAGATCGCCACGTCGGCCGCCCCGACCATGGTCACCCCGTCCGGGCTGATCGTCGGCCTGCCGAACGCCTCCGGTGAGACCAACGCGGCGGTGAACACGCTGCGGACCCAGGGCATCGCGCTGCGGGCGACGCTGGCCGCCGCGACCGCGACGATCCAGTGCACCCAGTGGGTCCTCAAGACGCTGAACTGAGCCGGGACGATGAAGCCTGACCTCGTGAACCTGCTGGGCCTGCCCGCCGTTATCGCCGTGGTCCTGGCGGTGATCCTGGCGGCCAGCGCCGGGCGCCCCCCGGCGGCCTGTCTCTACCAGCCCTACCCCTGCCCCGTCCCGTACGCCTCGGTGCGGTAGGGCGATCACGACGAGGGGAGCCGCCCGCGAGGGAGGGTGAGGCCGCGTGGCGATCGCGCAGGATGCCAGCACCCCGGCGTTCAACGCGCTCAGCACGAACTTCTGCTCAAACAGCTTCACCGGCACGGCCGGCTGCTCGGTCACCTCGGTCAGCTTCTCCCCGCCGGCCGGGTCCCTCGTCGTCATCCTAGGCAGCGCCTGCTACGGCGGGACGACCTCATCGACGTTCACGACAACCGGGCTGACCTGCAAGGACTCGCTGAACAACACGTACGCGGCCGCGGCGAGCGTGCCGGCCAAGAACGGCGCCAACTCCACCGAGTACGCGCATGTGATCTTCCAGTTCTATTACGCCGCGGCGCCGGGCGCGGTCACGGTCACCATGTCGCTGGCCGGCGCGCAGATGGACGCGACGTTCGGCGAAGACCTCGACATCATGCCGATCGTCCTGACCGGGGCCGCCGCATCCCAGGCCGGCGCCGCGACGGCCACGGCCTCGTCCATGGCCAGCGCCGCGGCGATGCAGGCATCCATCACCACGACCCAGGCCAACTCGTGGGTGCTGATGCTGGGCGGCTTCGGCGTCTCGGGCATCACCCCGGCCGCGAACGCCAGCACGACCTCGCTGGGCGGCAACGTCAGCACCAACAACGGCAACGACTGGTGGGCCGGCAAGCTGACCACGCCCGGCGCGGCCGGGGCCAAGACGGTCGGCTGGACCAGCACCGCCACCTACAGCAATTTCCTCGCGCTGGAGATCCTGCCCGCCGTCCCCGCCGGGTACGCGCTGCTTCACGCGGGCACGGTCCTGTCCGTCGGGGGCATCAACAGCATCGCCCCGTCTTGCACGTCCACCACGGCCGGCAGCATGCTGGTCTGCCCCGTCTGGGCGCAGGGCTCCGTCACGTTCTCCCTGCCGACCGGCTGGCTGGCAGCGGCGCCCCCGGCCGGGTCGGGCTGCCGGGCGCAGGTCTGGTACTACCCGAACTGCCCGGCCGGGATCACCTCGGTCACGGTGAACACCAGCGCCTCCACCACGATCGCCGCGCAAGTGCTGGAGTTCACCGACCCGTCCGGGTCGAACCCGGTGCCGCTGGACGCGCAGGGCACCCAGTTCGCCACCTCGCCGGCCACCCCGCAGGCCGTGGCGACCAGCACCGCCGCCATCGCGGGCGACCTGGTGGTCTGCGCTAACGGGCTGGTGTTCGCGTCGGCCACCAGCAGCACCCTGACGCCCGGCGCCGGGTACACCTCGGCCGGCAACTACGGCAACGGCGCCACCCAGAACGGGCACGCCAGCTTCGACTACCTGCTGAACTCGGGCGCGGGCGCGCAGACCGACTCGGTGGCGTTCACCGGCGCCAGCCCGTCCAGCTTCGCCGGCTGCATCGCCGCGTTCCGCACCGCCTCGGCCGGCCCCGGCCCCGTCCTTTTCGATTCGGTAGGCCCGTCCGCCACCGGCTACACCGGCGTCTCCACCACCACCTCCCCGGCGACCTGGAGCCACACCCTCACCAGCGGCGATACGGGGCTCCTGGTCGCGTTCGGGATCGACAACACGCCCGACTCCGGGTTCACGATCACCGGGGTTACCGCCGGCGGCGTGGCGATGA